CAGGCCGTTGAATGGGTCAAGGCTGGCCTGAACGCCCCCGGCAAGATCGGCGTGGCTGGTGTGGAGGCTGAGCTGGCTGAGAAGCTGGCAGCGCAAGAGCCTGTGGTGACTGCGGCAACCCTGCCGTGGGCACAGGAGTAAGCGATGAAGCGCCGATCTTTCTTCGCTGGCCTGCTTCCGTGGTGAGCTGACACATGGACAAAGAGCAAGAGCAACGCGCCAACGACCTATTGGCCGCAGTCTGCAAACAGCGCGAAGACGCCATGAACGCAGCCGCATATTGGCAAGCAGACGCAATGGCAGCAAAGCGCAAGGTAGACGAACTCACCGCAGAGCTTGCAGTAGCCAAGACGGAACTGGCTCGCGCGCAGACAGAATTGGCCGCCTCAAAGGCGGCAGCGCAAGAAAAGCCCTAATCACGCGCCGACCTCATGATCCTGCCCAACGACCCCGATCTGCCGGAAGAAATCCGGGAAGACGCACCCGAGGCAGTTGACCCCGGGCACGAGGCCGCCGAGCGCTACCGCTACCTCAAGAGCCTGGGCTCGGTCGTCGGCAAGAAGCGTGACGCCGCGGTCAAGGCCCGCAAGGAATCCGGCATCGAGGAAGTCTGGACGGCCTGCGAGGAAGCCTACGCCGGCATCGACGACTACAACCGGCAGTCCGGCGACGGCCAGCAGTGGAGGAAGCCCACCAGCATCGCCGGGCCCCTGACCAAGAACGTCAGCAAGCAGGACGACAGCCGCAGCACGGTGTTTGTGCGCCTGACTACCCGGTACGTGGACATGGGCGCGGCCAAGGTCAAGGAGAAGGCTCTCCCGATTGACGACAAGCCGTTCAGCTTGAAGCCGACGCCGGTGCCGGACCAGGTGATGGCGCAGGCGGCACCAAACCCGGCCACAGCCCAGCCGGCGCAGATGACGCCGGTAGCGCAGGCCAGCCAAGGCGCCGAAATCCGCACCGCCACGGACAAGGCTGCCGACCGCATCTACGACTGGTTGAGCGAGGCCAAGTACGGCACGCACATCCGCAGGGTGATCGACGACGGCGCCCGCCTGGGGGTCGGTGTTCTCAAAGGGCCATTCCCCGAGGAGCGCCGCTCCAAGGCCTTCACCATCAAGGACGGCGTGGGCGTGCTGGAGATGGTCAGCAAGACCGCGCCGGGCGTGACCTGCGTTGACCCCTGGAACTTCTTTCCGGCCGGCAACTGCGGCGAGGACATCCATTCCGGCGACCACTGTTTCGAGCGCAGCTTCTTGTCCGAGACAAAGCTGTCCGAACTCAAGGAACTGCGCGAGCCCGGCGGCGGCCCGATTTACCTGGCCGACCAGATCGACAAGGTTCTGGACGAAGGCCCGGACAAGTGCAACTACGACGAGTCCGGCAGCCGCCGGGAAGTGAATGGGCAGAAGAAAGACCTGTTCACGGTATGGCACTTCACCGGCCAGATGAGCCGCAAGGACATGATTGCTTTGGGTGCGGTGGGCGCCGAGGAACTGCCGGATTCCGTGGTGCGTTGCCATGCCATCGTGACGCTGGTCAACGACACCGTGATCCGCGCCCAGTTCAACCCGCTGGAGAAAAGCGGGAACTTGCCGTACCGCGTGTTCTGCTGGTCACGCCGCGCCGGGTTCTGGGCTGGTGTGGGCATCGCCGAGCAGATCAGCGTGCCGCAGCGCATGGTGAACGCCGGGACGCGTACCTGGCTGAACAACGCCGGGGTATCGGCTGGCGTGCAGCTGATCGTGGACGGCAGCAAGATCGCGCCGTCCGACAACTCGCTGGTAATCGGCGGCGGCATCAAGCTCTGGGTGACGACACCAGAAGGTGCGGGCGCCGACATGCGGCAGGTCATGACGGCCATCGCCATCCCGAACTTGGGCGAACAGCTCAAGGTGATCATCGACTACGCCTTCCGTCTGGCCGAGGAGATGAGCAACATCCCGCTGGTCAGTCAAGGCCAGACCGGCCCCCAGGACCCGCAGACCTTTGGCCAAGCGGAACTGCAGAACAACAACGCCAACACCCTGCTGCGCCAGATCGGCGACTGGCTGGACGGCAGCGTGATCGAGCCACTGGTGGACGACTTCTACGAGTGGCTGCTGTTGGACCCCGACGTGCCGAACGACGAGAAGGGCGACTTCAAGGTGGTGGCCAAGGGCTGCAGCGCGATGGTGGAGAAGGCCATCCAGGAACAGACGCTGATGATGATCGGCCCGATGACGCTGAACCCGGCATTCGGCCTGAGCCCGGCGCTGTGGGCCGAGGAGATGGTGAAGTCCAAGCGCCTGCAGCCGGAACGCTTGCAGATGACGGACGAGGAAAAGCAGAAGATGGCCAGCCAGCCGCCACCGAAGGCCCCGCAAGTTGAGGCCGCCGAAATTCGCGCCCAGACCGACCTGCACAAGCAGGAGATGGCGAACCAGTCCCGCGAGCGCATCGCCGCCATGGACACCGACCGCGACACCGCCTACAACGACTCACTGGCGCGGCGCGACGAAATCCAGTTGCAGGGCCAGCGAGAGGAAATGCAACTGCGCGAGCGCCTGGCGATGCTGGAGTACGCCAACAAGAACAGCCTGAAGCTGGAAGAAGTCAAGGCCCGGCTGGCGGAAACCGTGATGAAGCTGAACACGCAGGTGGAGCTATCGCGCGACGCCATGGCGGTGAGCCTGCACAAAGACAACAAGCGTGCCGCCGGCCCGACCATCACGCCACCCACGGAACCCGCCGGACGCGCGGAAGCCGGTGAGGCGTTTCAGGCATGACGATCAAGGTTCAGTTCCAACTGACTGACGCCGAGAAAGCAAGCCCGATGTGGGCGCGCCTGAAGCAGCGTTACAACGACCGCATCGAGGCCCTGCACCTCGAGCTTGAACAAGACATTCCAGAGACCAAAACAGCATTGATTCGCGGGCAGATCAAAGCCCTGCGCGAACAACTGGCCCTGGACAAAGAATTGCCGCCCGGCCACCCGGCCGCACGGTAACCGCCGCAGCCCACGCTCACGAGCGCCGGCTGCACATCTGGTGCTGATCTTTCCCGGTCAGCGTTTCCCATGGAGCTACGTAATGAGTGGAGCAACTGAGCAGCCGGGCACCCCGGCAGCAGACGAGGAAGTACAGGCTGGCGCGACCAATGCGTTCCAAGCCGGTTTTGACAGCGACGATGACGAAGCGCCCACGGAAACGCCGGCGCCCGCACCGTCACCAGCAGAACCAGCCCCGACGCCCGCGCCCAGCCCGGAGCCGAAGTACGTCCAGATCACCGAAGACGATTGGAACAGCATCCGCACCCGCGCCGCCAAGGTTGACGAGATCGAGGCGACTTGGAGCAAGAAGCTGGACACCGCTTTCGGCAAGGTGGGCGGCATCGAGCGCAAGCTGGCCGAACTGCAGACTGCGACGCCGCAAGGCGAAGCTCTGCAACTGGACGAAGCCGACTTCGCCGACCTGAAGGACCAGTACCCGGAAATCGGGGAGCTGACCCTGAAGGCGATGAACAAGGCGATTTCCAGAATCAAGGGCACCGCTGGCGTGGATTCCGAGGCGCTGAACAAGCAACTCGAATCCAAACTGAGCGAGGCCACAGCGGCTATTCGCCGGGAACTGGAAGAAGAACGGCTGGAAGACGTACTCCCGAACTGGAAGCAAGAGGTCAACACGCCCGCGTTTGACGCCTGGATCACGGCCCAAAAAGGCTGGGACACCCGGCTGAAAGACCCGGGGTTTGTGCGGGCCAACCTTGCCGATCCGCAGTCCCCGTTGAGCAAGTGGGTGGCGGCAAACCCGGACGAGCCGGTGAGCCTGTACCTGTCCACGAAGACCAGCGGAGCCGCCCGAATGCTCAGGGCTTACGACGCATCGAGGAAATCTGCGTCCGCACCCCCACCCACTCAACCTCCCGCGCCTCCCCAGGCGCAATTGACGGTCAGGCAGCGCCAGCTTGCAGCCGCAGTGCCCCCGAGAAGTGACAGCGCATCGCCGCGGTCATCGACCGGGAAGAGCGCCTTCCAAGAAGGTTTCGAGGAAGACGACTAGAAGCCCACACAACCCCTGCACCACAGGCCCGCCATTCGCGGGCCTTTTTGTTGGTGCCCACGACTTGAAGGAGTCACGAAATGACAGTTCAAACCTACGCGCTTCAGCAAGCGCGAATCGGCAAGTTCAAAGGCAAGATCCTCAAGCGGGCCATCCCGCGCGAAATCTTCGCCCGCGGCGGCCGCCAAGAGCAATTGCCCCGCAACAACAGCGACACCTACGTGGCCCGCCGCTGGCTGCCGTACGGGGCAACGTCCACCGATGCCAACAGCATCAACCGCTTTGTCCAGGCCGGCGCGGGTGACCGCACCGCTGCCGTCGTGCAGGCGCATCTGACCTCGGAAGGCGTCACGCCGAACCCGGACAGCATCACGCCGCAGGACATCACCGTGGTGATGCAGCAGTACAGCTGCCTGTACGGCTTCACCGACAAGACGTACAAGTTCTACGAGGACAACATCCCGTCGGAGATGGCCAAGCAGGTGGCCGACCGCATGGTCCTGGTGAACGAGTACATCATCTACGGCGCGCTGCGCGGCTCGACCAACCAGTTCTATGGCGGCACCGGCACCAGCCGGTCCACCGTGAACGGCGCCATGACGCTGCCCCTGCTGCGCCGCGTCGCCACCGGCCTGGTGGGCAACCACGCGATGCCGGTCACCAAGATGCTGAAGCCCACGGCGATGTACGGCACCACTGCCGTGTTCGACGCCTTCAACGTCTACGTGCCGTACCAGCTGGAAGGCGACTGCCGCGACCTGCCGAACTTCACCCCGGTGGAGCAGTACAGCGACCCCAGCCAGGCCCAGCCCAACGAAATCGGCAAGTGCGAGCGCTTCCGCTTCATCATCCACCCGGACATCGTGGCCATCCAGGACAGCGGCGCCAGCGTTGCTTCCACCGGCGGCCAGTTCACCTCGACCTCGGGCACGAGCATCGACGTGTTCCAGCCGATCGTGGTGGCCGAAGACGCCTTCTCGCAGATCAGCCTGCGCGGCGAAGACTCGACCAAGCCGGTGCTGATGCTGCCCGAGGAAACCAGCAAGGCCGACCCGCTGGGCCAGCGCGGCTACTCCGGCGCCAGCTGGTGGAAGGCGGTGATGGTGGAGAACCCCGGCTGGATGGCTGTGCTGAACGTCGCCATGCGTGTGCAGCAGTAAGGAGCCGCGATGCTGAACACCATCCAACAGCAACTGATCGGTCTGGACAGCCCGGCTGACAGGGGCGCGCTCGGTCCGGTGCTTCGCGCACTGGCCGACCGGCTCTCCAGCCAACTGGTGTCCACCGGCGGTCTGGTGATCAAGGCGGGTGGCAGCGCGATCGTCAAGGCGGGTTCCGCCTTGTACGCGCTTGCCAACGGCATCTTGGTGACCAAGGCGGCCAACACCGATATGGCGGCCCTCGTGGGCACCGTGACCAACGCCAAGTTCAACCTCTACGCCTTCTACATCGACTCGGCGGGCACGCTGACCTCGGTGATGGGGACGGAGGGCACGACCTTGGCGCAGGTCAGGTTCCCGCAGACGCCCCAAGGCAAGGCGCTGATCGGCTGCGTGCTGATCAACCCGACCGGCACCGGCAACTTTGTCGGCGGCACCACGCCGCTGGACGACGCCACCGTCGTTCCGAACGCTGTCTACATCAACACCCTGGGCGCGGTCGATCCGACCGTCCTGCTGGGCATCTGAAACCGTCCAACCAGGAGAAAAATCCATGGACCAACTGACTCAAACCCCGCTGACGATGGCGACGACCGTAGCCGGTCTTGCCGCGGGAACCACCACCACGTTCACCACCGCGAACACGACGCTGTACAGCATCCGCGGCAAGGCCTATTCCAAGGCCGCGGTGACCAACAGCGCCACGCCCACCACGGATGCCACGACCGGCGCTGCCTTTGTGGCGCAAGCCATCGGCACCGGCTGTCTGTACGTGTTCGGCTGGGACTCCAGCGGCGCCGTCAAGGTGTCGCAGGGCTCGCAGGTGACGCTGGACCCGACCGGCGCGTTCCTGACGCTGCCGCAGTTCCCGGCGATTCCCGACACGGTTTGCCCGTTCGGCTATCTGCTGGTGCGCCTGGCGCCCTCGACCGCCACGACTCCCGCAGTCGCCACCTGGACGTTCGGCACGAACAACCAGGCCAGCGTCACCGGTGTGACCTACGCCCGTCAGGACGTGTTCACGCTGCCTGACCGTCCGCAAGCCTCGTAAGGGGCAACTTGGTGGCTTCCGCCTTCGGGCGGGGGCCACTGTTTCTTTGACCAACCCAGGAGAACAGCATGCCCCGTGGTATCCCGAACCAAGCCAAAAACACCCCGGTGATGGCGCCGTCGCCCGAGATCGACACGCGCGCCATTCCCATCCCGCAGAAGTCGCCGATCGACATCGGCCACGCGCTGGAAAACGCGCCTGCCGGTATCGAAATCGTGGACCGCCTGCCGGCCGCCGACTACGCCGACGAGCTGAAATTCAACGAAGACCCGGTGACCGTGGTGATCAACCCCAGCACCGACCCCAAGGCCGCCAAGGTGGTGTTCTGCGCCATCGACAACAAGGGCGCCGAAGTCTGGGACGAGAAGGGCAAACGCTGGGTGCAGTTCAAGTGGGTGCCGGTCAACCGCGTGCTGACCATCAAGCGCAAGTACCTTGAAGTGCTGGCCCGCAGCCGCGTGGACACGTTTGCCACCCGCGAGGTCACGCCGACCCCCATGGCCAACCAGGACGGTTTCGTGCTGGAAGCCAACACCGTGCAGGTGGCCCCCTTCACCGTCCGCCATGACCCGGCCGGCGAGCGCGGCCACAACTGGCTGACCCGCGTTCTGAGCGAGTTCTGACATGAAAACTCACGGCCTTTCCTCTACGCGCACTTTCCGTCTTTGGTCGGGCATGAAACAAAGGTGCACTAACCCGAACGTGCGGGCCTACCGCTACTACGGTGGGAGAGGTATTTCCTTCTGCAAGGAATGGGCGTCGTTCGAGAATTTTCTTGCAGACATGGGTGAAGCGCCGGACGGGTTCTCACTAGAGCGAGACGATGTCAATGGGAACTACTGCGCGGCTAACTGCCGCTGGATTCCCATTTCAAAGCAGGCCTCCAACAAGCGCACGAACACGCGCTTCGCGTTTGATGGAAAGGCATTGCTCGCGCGAGAGATCTCCGAGCGCACGAACCTCAAGGTGCGCACCGTGCGCTACCGCATGAAGGCTGGAGTCCCAATAGAAAAGCCGGTAGGACGAGACATTTTCCTCGCCAAGGATGGTTTGGAAATGAATCTTCAAAGTTGGGCCGCTCACCTTGGGATTGCCAAGTCCACGCTGACCATGCGGATGCAGAAGGGTTGGCCACTGGAGAGGGTTCTTTCCAATGGCTAACTACATTCAGCTTTGCCAACGTCTTCGGCAGGAATGCCGGGTAGCCGGCAACGGGCCGGCGTCGCTCACGAATCAGACGATGGAGTACCAGCGCCTGATCACCTGGACGAACGAAGCCTGGATGGAGATTCAGCGCGCGAACCCGACGTGGCGCTTCCTGCGCGCGAGCTGCAGCTGCCCGACCGTGCAGGGCCGGTTCAGCTACTCGGCCACCGACTTCAACCTGACGGACTTCGGAAGTTGGGCGCTGGACTACGAAAACGGCGACACGTTCCGCAACTACGCCAACCCCGCGGTGACCATCAGCATCGCCAGCCCGGGTGTGATTACCCTGGCCGGGCACAACCTGACCACAAGCGATACCGTGGTGTTCGGCACCACCGGCGCGCTGCCGACCGGGCTGACCGCAGGGACGCGGTACTACGTGGTGAGCCCGACGACGGACGGGTTCTCCGTGGCCACCACGGCCAACGGGACCGCCATCAACACCAGCGGGACGCAGAGCGGCACCCACACGGTATCGAGCAGCAACACCACCAACTTTGTCGGCCTGCTGTCGGAAACCGATATGTGGCCGATGGACTACGACCAGTGGCGCAACGCGTACCAGTTCGGCGCGACCCGAACCACCTATTCCCGCCCGGTGACGGTTGCCGTGGCGCCGAATGATTCACTGGTGACCGGGCCGACGGCCGCCGCCGGGTACACGTTGATTGGCGACTACTTCAAGAAGCCGACCAACATGACCGTGGCCACCGACACGCCCAGTATGCCGGAGCAGTTCCACATGCTGATCGTCTACAAGGCCATGGAGTACTACGCCATGAGCGAGGCGGCGCCTGAGATTCTGGCGCGTGCCGAGAAGGGCTGGGCCCAGATGTACCGGGCGCTGATGCAGCACCAAGGTATGCGCCTGAGCCTCGGGGGAGCGCTGGCGTGAAGATGCCACCGACCTTGACCACCTACTACCCGATGGCCGGCGGGCTGGACCTGGTGACGCCCTCCCTACAGAAGTCGCCGGGCCGGTGCATTGACGCCCTGAACTATGAGCCCACGACGGTGGGCGGCTACCGGCGCATCAACGGCTACGAGCGGTTCGACGGCCGACCGTCGCCGACGGCGGCGAGCTACTGGGTGATCGGCATCACGCTGACCGGCAGCATCGCCAATGGCGCAACTGTGACCGGGGCCACCAGCGGGGCGACCGGGCGCGCGCTGGGCCTCTACGACAGCAATACCACGCTGGTGCTGGGCCGGGTGTCCGGCACCTTTGTGAGTGGAGAGGCGCTGCAGGTGACAGCGGTGACCCAAGCCACCGCCACCAGTGCCGCCATGCTCAACGGCGCCACGCTGCCCAGCGACCACGCCGACTACAAGTTTCTGGCGGCCAACGACCGCCGGGCCGACATCGCCGCCCCTACTGGATCCGGTGCACCGCGCGGCGGGTTCATCTTCAACGATGTCGTCTACGTGTTCCGCGACAACGCCGGGGGAACTGCGGGCAACCTGTGGAAGTCGTCGGCTGGTGGCTGGGTGCAGGTGACGTTTGGGCGGGAGCTGCAGTTCACCGGCGCCGTGGGTGAAATCACTGCCGGCCAGACCGTGACCGGGCTGACATCTGGCGCCACCGCCGTTGTTGTGCGCGCCATGCTGCGCACCGGGACGTGGACGGTTTCGGGTGTCGGGACGCTGATTTTTGCCAGCGTGACCGGCACGTTCCAGAACGGCGAGAACGTCCAGGTCGGCGGAGTGACCAAGGTGGTGGCCAACGGCGCCGATACCGCCATCACGCGCGCACCAGGGGGTCGAGTGGAAACCGTGACGGCCAACTACACCGGCAGCGCATCGACCCGGCGGGTGTACGGCTGCGACGGCGTGAACCTGGCCTTTGAGTTCGACGGCACCACTTACGTGCCGATTCGCACAGGTGCGACCACCGACACGCCGACCCATATTGCCGACCACCGCGGGCGCCTGTTTCTGTCCCTCGGGGCCAGCCTGCAGTACAGCGGCATCTACGCCCCGTATTCCTGGACCCTGCTGACCGGGGCCAACGAGATCGCCATGGGCGACAGCATCACCGGCATGCTGCCGCAGACCGGCAACAACGCCGGGGCCTCGCTGGCGGTGTTCACCACAGGCAAGACCAGCATTCTGTACGGCTCGGGCTCCGCAGACTTCAACCTGGTGCCATCGGTGTACGAGCTGGGCTATGCCGCCTACACCATCCAGCCGGTGTCGAACAACACCTACGGCCTGACGGCGCGCGGCATGCAGTCGCTGATCACCACGCTGAACTACGGCGACTTCAACTTCGCCGCGCTGTCGTTCTTCATCCAGCCGCTGCTGGAGCGCAAGGTTGGGCTCCAGACGGCATCGGTATCCCTGCAGACCAAGAACCAGTACCGCCTGTTCTTCAGCGACAACACCGGCATCGTGATCGGCCTGACCGGGGAGAAGATCGCCGGCATCATGCCGCTGGACTACGGCATGCCGGTGCGGACGATGTGGAACGGAAAACTGTCCACCGGCGGTGAAGTCACGTACTTCACCAGCGACGACGGCTACGTCTACCAGGACAACACCGGCACCAGCTTTGACGGCGACGCGATTCAAGCCCGACTCCGCCCGGTCTTCAACAACCTGAAAAGCCCACGCCTGCGCAAACAGTACCTGTCCGCCGTGTTCGAGGTGGAGTGCGACGGGTACGCCGAGGTCAACGCGACCTATGACCTGGGCTACGCCAGCGGCAACACCGAACAGGCCGCGCCGCAGCAGGACCAGATTCTGACCGGGGCCGGCGGGTATTGGGACAGCTCGGACTTCACCTGGGACGAGTTCACCTGGGACTCGCCCGTGGTGTCGGACGCCCGCATCTCCATCGACGGCACCGACGTGAACATCGGGTTCCTGTTCTACAGCAATCGGGCACAAGACAACCCCCACACGGTTCAAGGGGTCAACCTTCTTTACATCCCCCGGCGCTTGGTGCGGTCGGGCTCATGAGGACCACTGAATGACCAATCCCTTCTACACCGCCACCGGGGCGCCGGTTCAGGAATCGCGGGGCACGTCGCCCGCCATCCGCAATGAATTTGCGCTTCTGCAAACCGCTATGGACGGCGTGTTTGCCGCCATCGACATCGGCGCAGCCAGCGGAACCAGCACGACATCGCTGCTTGTCGGCACGGGCTCCAAGTCGTTCACAATTCAGGCCGGCCGGGCGTTTTCTCCGGGGCAATCCGTGGTGCTGGCGTACAACGTGACGCCCACCACCCAGATGACGGGGACGATCACCAGCTACAACAGCACGACCGGTGCTGTGGTGATGAACGTCACCGGGACCAACGGGTCCGGCACCTATGCGGACTGGACGTTGAGCCTGAGCCCAAGTGGTGGTGCGACGCTGGGCGCCAACGTGTTCACCGGCGTTCAGGACTGGGCAACCGGGGCAAGCATCGCCAGCGCCGCCACCATCAACCTGAACACCGCCACCGGCAACCGGGTGCACATCACCGGCACCACAACGATCACCGCGGTGACGCTGACGCGCGGCCCGCGCACGCTGATCTTTGACGGCGTGCTGACGCTGACGCATCACGCCACCAACAACAACTTGCCAGGCGGCGCCAACATCACCACGGCGGCGGGCGACCGCGCCGTGTACGAGAGCGATGGCACCACGGTGTATTGCACCTCGTACACCCGGGCCAATGGGCAGCCCGTGGTTTCGGCGGGCAGCGGCCTGGTCTTCTTGTCCACCGTCACCGGCTCCGGCGTTTCCACAGCAGACATTGAGACCACGTTCGACGGCACCTACGACGTATACAAGCTGTTCGTCACCGCCACGTTTTCCACCGACAACACACAGCTTCGCGGACGAATGAAGATCGCGGGCGCCTACGACACGGGCTCCAACTACGTCTTTCACTCGGCGCAAACGCTGTCAGATGCAACAACCTACGCCGCCCAAGCCAGTGCGGGGACCACGCACATCACGCTGTCGGGCGACACGGGCAACAACGCCGCTTATTCGGTTGACCTTGAAATCACGCTCTTCAGGCCTGCCAGCACCAGCCAGGCCAAGAAGTGCAAGTTCACAGGTCACACGATAGACGGCACCGGGGCGGCGTCCAACATCGACGGTGCTGGTCACAACACCGGCACCGGTGCACTCACCGGCTTTCGCCTGCTCCCCTCGACCGGGACCATGACGGTGACGGCCCGCCTCTATGGAGTTAAAACATCATGACCAGGTATCGCGCAACGTCTGAGGGCCTGGTGCCCTTCACGGCAGAAGAAGAAGCTTTTGCCGACCTTGAAGAAGCTGCGGCCACAGCGCTGCCATTGCGCCAGGCCAGTGTGTGGGAGCAGATCAAGGCGCACCGCACTGCGCTCAAGTTCTCTGGCGTTTTTGTGGCCAGCGCAGGGAAGTGGTTTCACAGCGATGCGGCAGAGTCGCGCGTCCAGTTGATGGGATTGAAAGACCTGGCGCGTGACACGCTGGCGGCTGGCGGCTCGATGAACACCGTGCTCCAGAAGCTCGGGCAGGACGTGTACTGGAAGACGATGGACGGCTCGTTCGTGCCGATCACGTGCCAGCTTGCGTTTGACGTGGTGGCTGCGGTGGGCGATCTGGATGCGCTGTGCCACAGCGTGGCCGAGCAGCACCACGCCGCGATGCTGGCGGCTGCTGACCCGCTGGCGTATGACTGGCGCACGGGCTGGCCTGCTGTTTACGGTGGCGTATGACCAAAGCCGCCCAACTTGACTCACTCTGGCAGCAGCTTCGCGCCGTGGCGCTGGCCCCGGATGCTGCCCCCTCGCCTGCCCCTGCCCCTGCGCCGTCCGTCCAGCGTCTGGCATTTGAGGAACTGTGGGAGCCGCGCACGCCGCAGACCGGCGTGTTTGGCGTCGTCACGTCGATGCCGCTGCAACCCACGGCGGACAACAGCGACCCGGAGCAGCCGTTTGTTTCATCCAGCATCACCGGCAAGTGGGGCACGCTGGCGGGCATGGATGGCAGCACGAGCTTGCCCAACATCACTGGCCTGTCGTCCCCCTGCTGGGCCGTGGCGAACAACGAGCTTCGCTTCCACGCCAAGGCCATCCTCACGCCAGCCGCAGCGAGTGACGGTTTTGCGCTCATCAGCCGCGAGCGTTTCGACCACGCGCAGAAGCTGGTGACAGAGGCCGAGATGCTGCTGACTGCTGGAGCCAACGGCGCGTTTGTGGAGCTGTGCCTTGTGGCAGGCGAGGGCGACTATCGCGGCATCTGCGTGCGGCGCATCGACGGCAAAGACTACGTGCGCAGCATCGGCCCGTGGATTGAGACGACGCTGTGCCCGCTGCCGACAGCAGGCTGGAACAAGTTTCGACTGGAGTACCACCCGGCAAGCGGCTGGACGTACAGCGTCAACGGCAACGTGCTGGGCACTGAGGCGCTGGCCCACAAAGGCGCGGCACTGACGGCGCGGCCGCACGTTGGGCTGTACTTTGCGAATGTGATTCCGGGCACGTATGCCGAGGGTGGCGTGCGGGCTGTGCGGGTTTGGGAGGGTGGATGAGCGCATTCCTGGCCCTTCGCCGCAGTGACCCGCCCGGCCTGCCCGCGCTGTTCTCAAAAGCAACACGGGCGCGATTGGTCACGGCATGGCCGCACGCTGGGATTGTGGTCGATGGCGAATTGATGCACGCCACGCTGGCAAAAGGGCTGCACGCGGAGCCTTTTGAGCAAAAGGGCTGGGACTTGCTGCGACTGCCAGAGACGTGCAAACCGCTGATTAAGGCGCGATTCAGCCAGCGGCAGGGTGCTGATTACGACGCCATCGGGCTACTCGCTTTCATGCTGCCGTGGCGTGTTTCAGATTCGCGCCGGGTGTACTGCTACGAGTGGTGCTGGCAAGCAATGACCGGCGAAAACCCGCACTGGCGCGTGACGCCTGAGCAGCTTTTGTGGGCTGCGCATCAACTGAATTACTTTGACTTGAAGGATTGATTGTGGCTGACCCGACAACCGACCCCATCAGCACAACCATGCTCGGCACGATTGCTGGGGGAGTGGTGGCGTTTTTAGTA